ACCACCGGCAACCAGGGCTCGGGCGTGCTCAGCTCCATGGTGCAGGCCAACGGCCTCGTCGTGCTGCACCACGGCCAGGGGCCCGTGGCCGCGGGCGACACGGTGGAGGTGATGATGTTTGACGGCGCCCTCTGACACGGCCATCCCCGCCGCCCGGCTACCCTGAAACGCATCGATCCTTCCTGCGAACCGCCATGCCCTACGCCAGCCAACACCTCGCCCAGCCCCCCGCACGCGACGCCGTGGACCGGCTGCCGGGCGCCACCGTCGTCGAGTTCGGCACCCCCTGGTGCGGCTACTGCCAGCGCGCGCAGCCGCTCATCGCCCAGGCGCTGCAGGACCGCGCCGACGTGCAGCACGTCAAGGTGGAAGACGGCTCCGGCCAGCGCCTGGGCCGCAGCTTCGGCGTGAAGCTGTGGCCCACGCTGGTGTTCCTGCGCGATGGCCAGGAAACGGCGCGCCTCGTGCGCCCGCAAACCGCGCGCGAGATCGAGGACGCGCTGCAGAGCACCGCCCCGTGACCGGCTCCGCACCCCTTACCGCAACCGAACTGCAAACGCATGCGGCCGAGGCCGCCGCGCAGCAGCGCTGCGCAGACTGCGCTGCGCTGCAGCAACCCGGCTGGGAATCCATTTCCGGCGCGATGCAGACTTCGCACCTGCAGTGCGTTGGCGCCCTGGGCAGCGCAGCCGACTGGGAACAGCTCGACGAATACTACCCGCACGGCACCAGCCTCTGGTCGCCCGATGCGCCCATCGCCCTGGGCTGGCACCCGTATACCCGCTGCACGCTGTGGCGCTGTCCCCGCTGCGCGGGCGCCTTCCTGCGGTACACGGAATATGGCGGCTACTACGAAGACGAGCGCATCCGGCCGTTGCAGGCTGGGCTGATCGTGGAGCCCGGCAACACGGATTGACCGCAGCAAGGCGCTGGCGTCCGCCCAGCGCCGGCTTCCAAGACCATCAGCGCCCCAGCGCCTGCTCCACGCCCTTGTTGGCCAGCGCATCCGCGCGCTCGTTGCCCGGATCGCCTGCGTGGCCGCGCACCCAGTGCCAGTCGATGGCATGGCCCGCGCCGTGCGCCAGCTCGTCCAGGCGCTGCCACAGCTCCACGTTCTTCACCGGCTGGCCGCCGGCCGTGCGCCAGCCCTTCTTCTTCCAGCCGTGGATCCACTGGGTGATGCCCTGGCGCACGTACTGGCTGTCCAGGTAGAGCTGCACCGCGCAGGGGCGCTTGAGCGCGGCGAGGGCCTGGATCACGGCCATCAGCTCCATGCGGTTGTTGGTCGTTCCCAATTCACCGCCGAACAGTTCTTTTTCCAGCGCACCGGACCGCAGCACCACCCCCCAGCCACCGGGACCTGGATTGCCCTTGCAGGCCCCGTCGGTATAGATCACCACCTGATTCAAAAAACACTCCTGCGAATTTTTCACTGCGGTTCGGGCGGAACGCGCCGCGCGACCTGCACCTGCGCGCCGGCCGCCTGCGGCGCCTTGCGCCACGAAGGCTCCAGCAGCCGCATGCCCTGCACGCGCTTGACGGCCACGACCACGTAGCCGGCCCCGAGTATCGGCCACCAGCGCGCGCCTGGCGCGTCCATCCAGCCATAGCGCTGCAGCCAGCGTTCGCTGGCGACGGCAGGGCGGTAGCAGCCGAAGCTCATCGTCTCCAATTCGAACCCCAGCAGCCGCAGCCAGTCGCGCAGCCGCCCCGGCGCGATGAACTCGCCCACCTCGGGCAGGTACAGCCGCCCGCCCGCGCCCAGGCGCTGGTACAGCCGGGCGCGGCGCTGGCGCAGACCCCACAGGCTCCAGGGGTTCAGGCCGCTGACCACCACGCGCCCCTCGGGCACCAGCACGCGGTGCACCTCGCGCAGCGCCGCATGCGGGTCCGCACTGAGCTCCAGCGTATGGGGCATGACCACCAGGTCCAGGCTGGCCTCTGCGAACGGCAGCGCCACGGCATCGGCGAGCAGCGCGGGGGCCTCGCCTCCCGGCAGCAGCGACTGGGCCGCGTCCAGGGCCAGCCAGCGGTGCGGCATGCGGTTGGCGCGCAGCCCCTGCAGGCCGGGCATGCCGAGCTGCAGCGCGTGGTAGCCGAAGATGTCGGCCACCAGTTCATCATGGCGCTCCTGCTCCCAGGCCAGCAGATAGCGGCCGGGAGGGGAATCGAACCAATGGTGCAAACCTATGAATTCGCCGCGTGCAATAGGCGTTGCCATATGGGGGCGAATTTGGGTTCGCGTTCTGTCTCGATGTCTGCGATTGCTCGTAGTGGATCGGTTTGGGCTTGCTGCGCTAGGTAGGCCACTTCTGAAGCGTTTGCCTTCAGTTTCCCTTTGCCGATATTTGTGAGCCGCGTTGGGTCGATCCCCATTTCTGCGGCCATTTGTTGCTGCTCTTTCCCTGATCTGATCTTAGCAATTGCCAATAGTTCTGCAATCTTCATAGCAAACTCCAATTGGAATTATTCCAATTACTTTGAGATACTCAAGTTCCAAGAGGTTGTGATTTTTCCAACCGCTTTGAGTTTACCTCCATGGAGCCAGCCATGCCAGCCTTGCAACTGCAATTGCCCGAAATCGCCGCGATGGACGCGGCAAACGATTGCCGCCCTCCCGTCTTTGTCGGCGCGCCGACTACCCTGCTGGCTCAGGTTGGCGGTGAGGGCGGCAACCAATCCGCCACCGGGAACGAAAAGCGCAAGGGCCGCAAAGCGGTGCATGCCAGTGCCGCCGCCCGCAAGGCTGCCTACCGCGCCGACAAGGCCCGCATCGATTTCACGGACAAGCCCGAGATCGCCTCCACGCTTGCCGAAATCGCCGCCGATCTGGATTGCAGCAAAAACGAGTTGCTGCAGTCCCTGGTGCGCTTCGCTCTGACCAATCGCAATTGGAAGCAGGTCGGTCTGTACGGCGCTCGCCGCAATGGGGTTCTGCAATGAGGGGCGTAGCTGGTTCTGGCGCCTCTGTCGGCTCCGTTCAAACCATTGTGTGCTCGCGTGATGGCCGCGAGCTTTGGCGCCGGAACGTGTGGGTGCCTAGGCGCGAGTGTTCGGCGTTTTATGCCCGCTATCTGTCGGTTGAGGTTGGTGTCTTCTTCTATGACGTTCGCGGTCACATAGATCGGCGCTCTCGCCGTCCGGCAGGTGTGCCGCTTTGGAGCGAATGAGTATGAGCCCCGAAGCCAAACGCGATCTGCAATACCGCTGCCGCCGCGCCCTCGCGGCCCCGGTGCCCGCCTCCATCCGCGACGGCAATGCCCGCATCGCCGCCGACTACAAAACCGCCGCGCAAGCCTGCGCCGCGTACCTGCGCGACGGCAAGACGCCTGACCGCGCCCGTCTGCACGTCTTGCGCCTGGAGGGCGCGCAGGGGTTGCTTCCATGACCGGCATCTTCACGAATCCCGCCATCGAGGCCGGCGCCGGTCGCCGTGGCCCCTATGAGGCCCCGTGCGGCGCGACCTTCATCCGCCGCCTGCGCGTGGCAAAGGGGCTGACGCAACCCGAAGCCGCAAAGCATTGCCGCGTTTCCCTGCGCACATTCCAGCGCGCGGAATCGGGCGACTACGTGGACCCGTCCACGTGCCGTGCCATTGAGCGCGGATTGGGGGCGCCATGGTGAAACCCGCCACTTGCCAGGCACAAGCCGCGAAACCCGCCACCGCGGCCGCAAGCGTGACGCACGTCCTCACCCACTTGGCGCGCGTCCTGCCCGCCCCCCTCTTTGGAGACAAGCCGGGGCCCCGCCAAAGCGCGAATAGCGCGTCGAGCGCAGCGAGCTTGGTGGGGGCGGGGTATGGGGTGCCAAACCCCATGTCAAGCCACGCGCGGCCCGTGCCCCATGCCCTGGGCGCTGCCGCCAGTTCACCCGCGCAAGGGATCGTCACCCGAATGGGCCAAGACCCGCAGGGGCTTGGTGGCGAAGCCATAGAGCCCGGTCACCGCGCAAGCGGTGATGCGCCCGGCTGCTCCTCCTGCGGCCAGTGCGCCGCATCGATCACCGGCGCGGACGCCGACGCGGGCGCGCGCGCATGCAAGCGAAGCGCAGGCGCGCGCGCCGTGGCGGGGCAGGCGCAAGCCCTCCCCGATGGTAATCACGGGGAGAACCTTCAATGACCCGCCCGACACGTTCAGTCCTGAACAAGCATTCCAAAACTTGTTCCCTCGTCCTCGAAGGCAACGAAATCAAATTCCGCCTCCAGGCCGAGCGCATAGAAACCGGCACCCTCGTGCACGTCGATTGGGTGCGCTTCACCTGCCTGCTGCGCAACGCCCCCATGCCCGGCATTGAAACCCTGTTCCCCACGCCCACGCCCGACGTGGACATGGAACCCGTCAGCGAACAGGAGCGCACTGAACGCGGTCAGCGCCTGCTGCGCCTTCGCAAGCTCTTGGCCAAGCTCCCGAACGCCGAATTCGCCCCCAGCGCGCAAGCGATGGAATTGGCAGAACGCGTAGCGGAAACCTTGGGCGAAGATTTCACCGTCGCCCCCGAACTGCGCAAAGGCCATGACTTCTACCGCCATCGTTGGAGCATCGAGCGCAACGGCAGTGAAGTCGGCTGGGTCGGCTTTCTCGCCAGCGGCGACAGCCCGCGCCAGCAAGCGCAGGCCAAAACCATGCACGTCAACCTGTACGGCACGGCCTGCACCTTCGCTCAAAACGGCTGGCGCGATCACCTCGCAAACCTCATCGATGACGTGGGCGGCACCCTGACCCGCATCGACCTCGCCCTGGACTTCTTCGAAGGCATTACAGGCGGCATGGAGCGCATCAAGCGGGACTACGAAAACGGCCTGTGCGACGTTGCAGGCAAGCGCCCGAAATGCAACATGGTCGGAGACTGGTGCAACGGCAAGGCGCGCAGCTTCTACATGGGCAGCAAGGAAGCGGGCAAGCAAACCAACTTCTACGAAAAAGGCCACCAGCTCTTCGGCGAAAAAGACGCCACCAACTGGCTGCGCGCAGAACTGCGCTACGGCAACAAACTGCGCGTGCTGAACACCGACATGCTGCGCCGCCCGCAAGACTACTTCGCAGGCGCCAGCGACTACCACGCGGCCATCCTGCGCGAAGCCAAACCCGCCATGCAGGCCCTGCCCGAGTCCGTGCCCTGCGAGGCAAAGCTCGCGGCCCAAACCATTGAGGCAGAAGTTACCCGCAACGTCCGTTGGCTGCGCGACGTAGCCGCGCCCAGCATGGCCCTGGCCTTCGAACACCTCGGCACTGACGCCTTCCTCGAAATGGTCACGAATCAAAACGTTCCCGGTCGTCTGCGCCGATTCAAGCAAACCGAAATCCGCCGCGCCTACAGCAGCGCGCACCACAGAACCCGCAAGGCCGCAAGCGCTGGTCACGCATTCGCACAAGCCTAAACCCCGACCACAAAAAGGAAGCAGCATGCAATTCAAATCCGAAGTCATCGTCCACGGCGTCAAGGAAAGCCAGGGCAGCATCGACGGCCGCGCATTCAGCAGCACCACGTTCCACTGCGAAGTGGACCTTGCGGAAAACTCCGCAGGCCGCTCCATCGGCCGCGCCACGCGCCCCTTCAAGCTGGGCGATGCGAAGGAATTCGACAAGTGGGCGCACCTCGGCCAGTCCCTGCCCCTCAAGGCCATCGCCACCTTCGAGATGGCAGCAGCAGCGCAGGACGGCACGAAGATGGTCCTGGTCGACATCCGCCCCCTGGAACAGGCCAAACCCATTGCCTCGAAGGCATCGTAAGAGGCTGGCATGTACGTCATCCAATCGGCGTTCACGGGCTGCTTCCTGGCCCCCTCGTATGAGGACGGACAGCCCGAATGGGTGCTACTGCTGCGCGAGGCTGTAGCGGTCGAAGACCTCGAAACCTGCGCGCAGTTGATCGAAGACCACGTGGACGCGTGCCATCAGGTGCAAGTCGTGGACCTGTCCAAGCTGCATCGTCCTGTGGAGCTTTAACCCGATGTATGGCGCCTCACCATCAGGCGCCAAACATCGCAATTCGTTCCCGGAGTCGTAAATGTCATTCAAGTCTGATGCACATCGCCGGTGGTGGTTCGCCAATCGCGGTGGCGGTGGCGGTGGTTCGGTTGGCGGTGGGTCTGCCCCGTCGTTTTCTAGTCGTGATCTGGATGGTGAACGTCAGGCCATCTCGCGACAAGTTGAGGAAATGGACGAATGGGAGCGCCAACGGGAGCGCGAGGCCATCTCGCGCCAAGTCGAGGAAATGGACGAATGGGAGCGCCAACGGGAGCGCGAGGCTATCTCGCGTCAAGTTGCGGAAATGGACGAATGGGAGCGCTTGCGCAAGTGATGCGCGATGGGGTTGTGAGCTATGCCAAACGTAATGACTGAAACCGAACTGCAGCACTTCGCGCTGTCCATCTTGAAGCTCGCATTCGCTGGCGGCGTCCTCGGTGCCATCTGCTGGTCCCTGGTCATGCGCATCGTCGCGGACGTTGCGGACGCCATCCAGGACTGGGAAGACAAGCGCACTCGCATCGGTGCAGCCCGCGCCCGTGCCCGCGTGCGCCACATCAACGGGGCCGGCCTTGGCTGATCCCCAAACCATCGAATGCACCGGGGCCTGCACGGTCACCGTGGTGCATGAAATCAGCCTTCCCGTGCTCGATCTGAGCCCGGCTGAAGGCGCAGCAATCAGCAGCGCCGTCCTGCTGGTGTGGGCGGTTGGCTGGGCATTCCGCGCAGCTATCCAGGCCCTGAGAACCGACGGCAATTCATCAACCACAGAGGAGTAAATCCATGAACCGCAACAACACCCAATCCCGCCGCCTCGCAGCAGCCGCAGCAGCCGGTGCCCTGGCACTGGCAACCAGCGCCGCTCACGCGGCCATCGACGTCACCGGCGTCGTGTCGGAGATCGGTGACACCGTGGCCCCTATCGGCCTGATCGGCGCTGCCGTGCTGCTCGTCGTCGTGGCCATCGCCGCCTTCAAGTGGGTGCGCCGCGCCATCAGCTAAGCGGCTGACAAAGCGTCCCCTGGCCGGCCGGCAGGGGCCTTTGCCAGAGCGTCCATGGTGGGCGCTCCGTCAAGGGAGGGGCACATGGGCCTGTTCGTCATCATTGCAGTGCTGGGGGCGGCATGGCTCATCTTCACCGCGTAGCTCGCGCTCTCGTAGCTGTCCTGTTGGGCCTGCTGCTCGCTCTCTTCGGCGCGTCGCATGTTCGAGCAGCTATTCCCATGGGTGGATGGGACACGTCTTCATGCAATGAGACGGTTGCCGGTGGGCATCCATACACGGTAGATCCTGCCGTTACCGGCTCGTGGACGTGTAAGGCTGAGGCGCCGCCTGGATTCCGCGACTGCGGCTATATGTTGTCATCCGCTCAGTATGGGTGGGCCGCGTTTTGGTACGGCAAGTGCGCGCAAAGGCGGCTGGCTGACCAATGTCCTGAAAACAGTGTCAAAGTCGGTGGGGAGTGCGAGTGTGCATCTGGCTACGTGGAATCTGGTGGCGCTTGTGTCGAGGAAAA